TTCCCAATCAAGGTAGTTAGTACTCCGAGTCTCAGCCCATGTGACGTTGAAAGTAGTACCACTGGTATTACGGGATACCAAGAACTTACGAATTGGAGAGAACTTCCCAAAGTTCTGTAAAACAATAGAACCATTGACTAATGGGTACCCAGAGGCTTGTTGAATAGTCCACGGATAAAATGCACCTGTAATCGTATTAAGATTAAGGACACGATTGTACTCGTACCGTTGATCAACAGTAGTCGGAGCAGTAGACCGATAAACCCATGATACAATCTTTGCTAACGGATCATATGACCCCTTGGCGTAAAGTTTAGAAGCTGTAGGAATAGTATCAAAGAACGTCTTAATCGTAGTGTCTGTCAATGAGACAACTGACAGATCCCCAGAAGCCTGAGAAGGTTGCACAGCATAGATACCATTTGTGTTCCAGAACAGTGGATAGCCTTCCACATTCATAATGCTCTGGTGACCAAGTGCAGGGATGTTAGACAACTTACGGACTGCGTAGTCATCAGCCTGAAAGCTTAAACCCCTACTACCCGAAATAACCCAAATGCCGTTTGATGCAAAAATAACCAGGTCACTACCTACGGGTTCCAAAGAGACTACGGTACCAATATCCGGAATGACAATAACGCCACCATCTGTAGGTAGTAGATCTGACAGACTTTCTGAAGTAGGGTCATTGACCTGCATGCAGTGACCGTAGTCATCCGTAGATTCAACAATTTTAGAGAAGTAAATTTGAGTATTGTAACCAGATGCAGCAACACCACTGTACCATACACGGCCTGCGTAAAAGGTGCATGCACTTGGACGAGCATAGCCAGAAGATAACGTCTCAGGATTTGGGCTTGTTGATAGATTAATAGCAGTCCAGTGACTAGTCGTGTTAATTTTAGAGGTACGGTCTATGTTCCAGGCAGTAAATGAATAATGGCCTTTTGGAGCTGCAGAAGCACCATTAAGAATACGGTTAATCCATCTTCCGTTAAACTCTTCATTTGCATCTTTGAACTGCCACCAGACGTCCGCATTAGACGGAAAGTCGGTTCTATTCGTATGCCACAAGTTTAAAGGGTTTGTTGGATTTGGATAACTGTTCCAATTAACTGTATCCATAGCCTGTTCAATGTACCAACCTTGGTTCATTATGTTATACAGGTGCTTCCGAGTTACTTTATAAGTACCGGCAGTTTCTATTGGACGTTCTTCAATAGAGTACCCATCGTTAACACCTTCAAAGTCACGGACCTGTACGTCAATTACTGCAGACGAAATAGTATCAGCAGATACGTTGTAAGAGACGTAAAACGGATTGCAATACGGATGGGTAACAAATAACGTACCAAAGCCAGAGGTAAACTGGCAAGGTTCTGTATTCGTGTTAGGAGCACCAGACACTTTATACGTGTCAATGCTAATGGTGTAGCTCTTACGCTTGTCTGAAATTGTCGTATCAGTGCCAAGCAGGTAGAAGTGCAACGTAGAGCCAATTTGGACTACGGTAAAGTTTACAGTCCCAGAACCAGCGGCTGATTCCCAGAGGAATTCTTCAATTGCAGAAGAGGACCTAGTAGTAGACAAGTTCGTATTAGAGGCTTCATAGTTAAAACCAAGGCGACGTGTTACTGCACCCGTCTGTTGAAAGACACAGTCAAAGGTATCAGTAGAAGCGTTCTCAGGAAAATTAAGGCCCGTAGCCTCAGAGATGAGACCCTTAGTAAAATTATTCTCGGGGGCAATCTGTGGGGTACGGGCCATGTATTATGCAATCTTCTTTTTGAGTTCAGCAGGAGCAGTGGTTTCCGTGGGAAGGTCCTTCGACACCTTGGTCCGCTCAGCAAGGTACTTATCTACATCGCTTCGAGCGGCCTCCCAGGTAGTGTAATTACCCTTCAGGTACTCTGGTAACTGGCCTCTTTCGAGGTGGATGTTGATGAAACCGTAGGGATCGGTTCGCTTCAACATTAGTTTGTTGTTACCTAGATCAATCACCTTGGTCCTGGGATCATCCCGATCAGGGTCAAATTCGTCGAACATTTACTTCCTTCCATAGTTTGGTCTGTTATGGAGCTCCCCGTAGGTCTGTCCAGGGAGAGCACGCTTTTGCCCTTGGGATACGATCCATCCACGGCGGGCACGCTTCTCAGCTTTGGCATTCACCGTCTGCTTGAGTTCAATAAAGGCTTGTCCCTTGGCTTCGTTAAACAGCAGCGTAAACTGCTTAGCGTCGAGGTCAGGGGTAAAGTTGTCAGTATGGGTCCAAGTTGGGCTCAACTGTCCATACGCGATAGTCTTGTTCTTCTGCAGGAAAGAGTCTTCAGCAGAATTATACGAGTCAAAGATAATCGTATTGTCGTTAAAAGTCGTCCACTTGCTCGGGAACAGGTCGTTACGGCACAGGATATCCATGGTATCAGAGCCGTTAGTAGTAAGAGTGAACGTAGTTACGTCACTGTCACCACCATTCAGAGCATGCATAGAGTCAATGAAATCTTCAAGGGGTACGAAGTAAACTTCAGTGTACTTCTTTCCCGTTTCAGACGTTAGTTTATTATCGTACTTAATCCACTCAATGTCAAGAACATTCGACGGTAGAGTCATAATTACCGGAGTAGACGAGCTCGTAGCAGTAATCTCGAACAGGTCTTCATGTTCAGGCAGCTTCAAAGATGAAATAATATCAAAGTATGCGCTACGAATAATGTCCGCTACCTGTACTGATTCAGCAGTGTCTGTAACGGAGTTGACGGTATCACTATCCATCGAGGACAGGATACGCTGCGTCATCTCAAGGAGCGTCATCTTCATGTTCAGAGAAACCTTTTATTCTTGATCCAGGCAGAGGGGATAGCAATTCGACGGTTAGTTTCAGGAGGGCTTAGATCAGCTGCTAGGAGGACTTCTGTCTTAGTCTCCTCCACTAACCAGCCTACGGACTTAATTAAGTGGGTCTTTAGATCTAGCTTGTCTGTCCAACCGTTATCGGTGGTAGCGTCAAGCCACTCAATGTAGACAAGACGAGGAGGTTTCATTTAGGGCTTCACCAACATAAACGGAAGAAACTTAGTAAGGAGTGCACCGACTGTACTGGCCAACCCTGCTACGAGCATGAGCGTCTTCCACCCACCCTTAGCTTGAAGAAGGGTGTCTCGGATAATCCTGAGGTCGCCCTTCATGTCAGTCATGTCGCGCTTCATAGCTTCGACTTCGACTTCTAAGACGGCAATACGCTCATTCTCATTGGAGGTCATAGACGAGCCTCCCTTGTGTCCACCAGCTGGCAAGAAGCCATCCCATTAGTAATCTCACCCTTCTTCACAAGGTCTTGAAGAGTCGCTTTGACTTCAGCCTGTGTAGGGCACTTGGGGATAATCGTAGCGTTAATATCCATTTGGCCATCTGGGTACAGGAGCCAAAGAGAGAAGATAAAAAGTTTCACTTTGATGTTCCCTTCCACTTATCGAAGCTACGGGCAGCAGTCACACCAAGCATTGCAGTGACAAGGGCCATCATGGCTTCAGTATTCGGTTCTGGAAGAGGGGTTGTGACTCCGACAATCGTAAGGAACCAAGACAAGATCGGTTGGAGAAGGAAAGCGTATCCAAGAGCACAGCCACCCATCCAGCCAATAAAGGGGCGCCAACCAGCTACGAAAAGGCTAGAGTGACCAGCTTCGACTTTGTTGACTTCCATCTGTGCTACTGATTGTTCAGCAGCGTACTTAAGGAGTTCAGCCTGCATCTCCATCGACGCACGTTCTTTAGCTGCGGGATCAGGTATCCGATCCACGAGCTTCTCAATCATTTTAAGGCCGGGGCCGAGGAGTGCTTGAAACATTAGCGGTACCCTTTAGCGATCTTGGCAGCTGCTTTAGGCTGCTTGGAGAATTGTTTGCCTTGCTTGACTGCTTTGCGTTTGGCTGCAGTAGAGGCTGCGTAAGTCTTAGAGGGCATGGCCTTAATGGCAGCTTCTGGAAGGTACCGTTCACCAGTTGCCTTAGGGCCCTGGGTTGACGGCTTACCAGACTTCGTACGCCACTTCTGTTGAGTCCAGGCCTTGAGTGATTTCTGAGGAGCTTTCATCAGTCTTTGTACCCACCACCGGACTTCTTGTACTGAAGGGCTAGCTGCTGAGCTTTTCGGGCTGACCACTGACCAGTCTTACCACCTTTGCCGGATGCCTTGATCTTCTCGAACAAAGCCTTCCGCATTCCAGGCTTGGTATAGTTACCTGCTGAGTTGACTTTGCTTTTGGGCTTGGTTGCCATATTACGCCTCGTTAACAGACAGTCGACCCTGATGGGAAACTACGTTAGGCTTAGTATTGACTGGGAACTCTTTGGGCCACCTCGCGTCTACAAACCGGGACTTGGCAATCCAGGCATCAGTGACGCTATCGGACTGGTTTCCACCCCTAATAAGGTAGGATGTAGCGTTCTCAGCTACGTAGAAGCCTACATGGCCTCCTCCAGGCCTTTTAAAGACCATTACAGCCCCTATTCGGGGTTGAGTCTCACCGCCATACCCGCCCCAGGCAAGGGCACTCAACGGGCTTCCTGGGAGGTTCTGGGCTCCTGCCTCTCTAAGGCAGTGAGCGACAAACAGACCACACCACGGGATGTCATCTTTAGTATAGAAGGAAGACACCCAGCCACCCAACTTCTTAGCCCATGAAATAATAATAGGGTTGTTGGAGGGGCCTTTGGCTTCCTTAGTATTCAAGAGCCGCTTAGCGACGTCCATCCAGGGTGTAGACATAGGTTACTCTGTAGTTAAGGTAAAGTCTGTAGTAAACTTAAGTTGGTATTACAGGCCAGACCGGATTAAATGGATCGGTAGTGTTTTCGGGAAGGTCACGAAGGTCTTGACGATACTGTGACCATTCAAGTTGTTTTGATGGATTGTATGTAGACCAACGATCACTTAGAACAAAAATATCACTTGCAGATAGCTTAACATTTCTTTGATAGCGAAGACTATCCCACGCATTTACAACAATCTCTTGTTCCGTCAAAGGTTCAGTAATTTCTTCGCCAGTAGTGCAATTAATAATTGTTGCCATATTACTTTACTCCGTACAAAATTACTGTTGCTACCTGTCCTGAGGCATCATGATTAAAACGAATGGCGTTGATAACACCAGTAATTGTAGCTTCTGTGGAGGCTGTAGTATAAGTACCTGTTGCTCTATTGTTAGTGTTAGCAATACCAGTAATAGCAGAGAACCTTGGAGTAATTACTTTACTAGTTGCAGCAGTACCAACATTTGAAATAATACAAAATCCACTACCTACACCATCATTTGCTGCAACGTTGTTAATAGTTCTATTGACTCCATATGAAGTACCATTATTAGAACTTAGATTAACATAAAAATCAGCATTACTTGACATCTGTATATTATAATGGACATAGAAAGTTGTATAACCACTGGGAATGCTGGTAAAAGCAAGTGCAGTAGTTCCTGATTGAACACCACTTGAAATATATTCCAGAGCTAAAGCACTACCACCACTGGCAGCAGCCCAGATAGGGGCAACACCAGAACCTTGTGCAGTCAGTACCTGACCAGAAGTACCTGTTGTATCAAGCTTGGCAAGTGTGGCAGCACCAGAACCAATCTTGGCAGCAGTGACAGCACCTGTGGCAATAGTCGCAGCAAAAGAGCCTGTGCCAGTTCCAGTAACATCGCCCGTAAGCGTTATGGTCTGGTCGCCAGTGTTGGTGCCAGAAGACGTACCAGAGAAAGTTCCGGACTGTGTAGCTAGTGTACCAAGTCCAAGGGTGGTGCGTTGAGCAGCTGCATCAGCATCATCAAGCAATGCTTTGCCAGCCGTAGTAATGTCTCCACCAAGTTTTGACGTTGAGACTGAACCAGCAGCAATAGTTGCAGCAAAAGAACCCGTACCAGTACCAGTAACATCGCCCGTAAGCGTTATAGTCTGATCGCCTGTGTTTGTACCGCTGCTTGTTCCGCTAAATGTTCCCGATTGAGTGGCTAGTGTACCAAGGCCGGAGATGTCTGTGTTGGCAATCGTAGCCCATGATGGAGCAGCAGACGCGCCACCAGATTTCATGTATTGAGTTGATGTTCCGTAGTTTGCACCAGAAATGCCCCACTGACCAGATGATCCAATACGGAATCGTTCGACAGCAGCATTCTGTGTGCTACCTGTTGTACCAGCAGGGGCGGTCTGAAGTGTAATCGCGCCACCAGCACCTGTACCAGTACCTATGGAACCCCTGATAATAAAATCCTGTCCAGCAGTATCTGTTGTGCCAGCTACAACAGATGAAGCATAAAGTGTCTGAGCCACAGGAGTAGCTTGGTCAACGCCTAGCTGTAGAACGCCAGCAGAAGGAGAAGTGAGGATAGCTCTGTTTGTCCACAAGACTCTACCTGTACCAGCAGCAATCAAATTACCACCAGACGTAATATTACCACCAGACGTAACAGCACCATTTTGGTCTACTCTGAAAGAAGTAGAATCAGGATTTGTGCTATCCTCTACACGGATTGCATCGCCAGTACCAAGCTGGGTCACTCGGAGAGCAGCATTGGTATTGTCAGTAACTTGGATAATCTGGTTTGCAGTGAATGTGTTTGATACCTCAGTCCCCGCAGCAGCCAGAGTCGTGCGCTGAGCAGAAGCATCTGCATCGTCTAACAGTGCCTTACCGGCAGTCGTAATGTCACCGCCAAGCTTGGATGTATCAACAGCACCAGCGTCAATCGTCCATGTAGTACCAGAAGCGGATACTGTAATGTCACCTTTGTCACCGTCAGACACAGCTGGGCCAGCAGGACCTGCAGGACCCGTTGGGCCAGTAGGTCCTACCTGGGTGTACATTACTTGTGTAGCAGTAAGGACTACACCTGGTGTCTGCGGAACAGAGCCAGAAGCAGGAATCGTCTCAATAGCAACACTACTGCTAGATGCCTTCCAGTAAAGCTGAAGCGTATCATTAGCATTCGGGGCAGTGTCTACATAATTGACAGTACCGACTGTATAGCCAGGAAGTCCACCCTGTTGCTTAGGAATATGGAAACGAGTGTTACTGTTTGGGTACGCAGTTCCGTTGAACACTAGCCAGACGTCTACGTAATGCTCCGAACTGTCTGTGTTAATAAACTGAATTGAGTACGTTAGGTTATACGTAGCAGAATTAGCAAAGACAACTGTATTCCCGCCAGTAAGCGAGACGCCATTGGCTTCATTTGTTGAACCAATAGCAATCGCAGCACCAGAAGCTCCAGTTGGACCAGTCTGGTCAGTTGTGTCGTAGAACGATCCGTAATAACCTAAAGCACCACCAGCACCAGTTGCACCAGTAGCACCTGTAGCACCAGTAGCACCTGTGGCGCCAGTAGGGCCAGTATCGCCAGTGTCACCTTTTGGACCTTGAGGGCCTGTGGCGCCAGTTGCACCTGTAGCACCTGTTTCCCCGGTATCGCCTTTAATACCTTGGGTACCCTGAGGACCAGTGTCACCAGTATCGCCTTTAGAACCAGTAGCACCAGTGTCACCCTTGTCACCCTTGGCGCCTGTAGGCCCAGTATTACCAGTAAGACCCTGAGGGCCCTGAGCACCAGTAGCGCCTGCATCACCTTTCAAGGTGAATAGGACGGCTCCCCAGTTACCAGAGACCTTCTGGTAGACGTCGCCATTGTCACGAAGATAGAAGTCTCCGTCAGCACCAGTGCCACCAGATGGTGTACTTGCACCAGTAATCCACTTGGAAGAGATGAAGTCCCAGGTAGTGCCATTGTACGTCTTGAGACGGGCACCTACGCTGTTAAAATACAAAGCCCCGGCAATGAGGGCGTTACCATCATTATCCAGGGCAGGATCAGAATTCTTTGCACCCAGATAACGATCATCGAAGTTATCGTACAGGGCTGCGGTGTTGTCGTAGATAGTCGTGACCTGGTTGATCAGGCCGTCGAACTCAGCCTTACGGACAGGTTCGGTATTACCCACAGCTGCCACAAGATTTTGAATCCGGTAGCTGTTCATATCGAGGTTAGCACCCATCGAGTTCGGGGAAGACCCGTCACGCGATAGCGTATTCTCAATAGCTGTCTCAATCAACGCACTATTAGCGTTAATAGAAGAAATAGCACTTGTTTCGTTTGTCAGAGTCGTCAGATCTGTGAGGGTAATTTTAGGCATTGAACTCTCAAAGACAAATTGGAAACAAAGTGTGAAAGAATGGGGTAAGGGCTTTGGACCCCTACCCCACTCGTAGTGTTCAACCCGGAATTACGGGTAGAAGTAGCGAACGCGGACCTTCAGTACACCCGCATTGAGGGTGTTGGTGCCATGGCCTGAGTTAGCCACGGTGATCACGCCGTTGCTGGCGAGAGTCGTACCAAGAAGTGCACCAGCGCCCGTGCTACCCACGCGGGTCACGATCTTCGTGCCAACCGTGGCAAGGCCAAGAGCCGTGCCAGTAGCTGAAGTCGTGAGGAAACCGTCGTGGTCGAGTTCCGTAGAACGATCCGAAGCCTGCTTGAGGCCAAGGACAAAGGTAGCGGCACCAACTGTACCCGCGCTTGCCGTGAAAGCAGTCTGGACGACCGTTTCCACTTCTTCAACACGAGCACCCTTCGGAATCACAACACCGAACGAGTCCGTGGTGCGGGGAAGGGCCGTAGTGGCAGAGTTGAAGTCGTTGAAGGCAATTTCGAATTCTACTTCGTGATTGCCGTTGTAGATCTTCTTTGCGCCACCAGACGCCGATTCGGCTTCGTTCACACCATAGCGAACGTAGAGGCCGTCGTTATTCATCCAAGTCATGCTTTATCTCCCTTAGGATGTTACTAATTAGACCTGATCGGTGTCAGAGATGACTACGACCATGTTTTCGGGACGATAGAGCTTGAAACCGTAACGGCAGGTCGTCACGTATTCCTCACGCTGCATGTCCTTGTTGTACTCGGAGTCAACCTTAGGGGCCTGACGGACCGAGCCAACGAACGGCAGCACATCGGGAGCAGCCGAGAAGAACAGGTTTGCAACGCCCGCACCGGAGGTCTTGGCGCCAATCGTTTCGTTCACGCCGGTCTTGAGGTTCTGAGACACGTACACGTCAAAGCCGTACACGTTTGAAATGAACTTCATACCAGTCGAGATACCAGACGACACGATGCCTTCCCAACGGGGGTTGTTGGACACGTTCACGAGGTTGGTGAGCGTCGACAGGGTGTATTCCACCGAGGGATCGACGATAGCCACCAGGTTCGTCATCGGCACGTTAGCCTTCTGAAGGGCATAGCGAGCCTTGGCGAAGTCCTGCAGAGCGATTACTTCGCTGGTGCCAGAGGCAACCCAACGATGCTCAGCGCCGTTAATAGCATTCGTTGCACCGGAAGACTGAGCCGTCGGGCCCAAGTCGAGGATGTCGACTTCCATAGCCTTCGCGATAGCACGATGCTGCTTCGGCACGAAAGAAGACACGAGGCGGGACATGTAGTAGCTGTCCTGCTTCATCTTTTCCGTAATGAACGTAGCGGAGCTCTTGTACTTGTTGATCGAGAAGGTGAAGTTACCGGTATCCATCCCAGTGTAGCGGATGCCCTGGCCTTCCGCATAGTCAGCCACTTCGGCCTGACCGATAGACGGAATGTTCAGAGTGTCGCCATCGGGGAAGTCCGTGATCATGTCAACGTACGTCGTGGCGAAGAGTTCGTCAAGGAGAACTTCCTTGATCTGGTTCGACCAGAGATTCGAACGAATCAGGTGGTCGTTAGAGGTAGTTTGAAAACCAGCCATTTGGGCCTATTCCTTATGTTGAATCAGTTGAAGTTAGGAATAGAACTTCTCGCCCAGCTTCATCGCCTGTTTGTGCAAATCGTTCTGTACTTGAGCAGACCAATACCGTGTCGGGTCCTGTTTCCGGATCTTTTCGAAGTCTTCAAACTTCTTTTCCTGAGTGCCCGTAGCCCCGAAGCCTGCCGAATTAACGGAAGAACGGGGAGGAGCGGAGAAGACATCAGTTTGGGACTTGGGAGTACCCGGAGCAGAGTCTAAACCAAGCAAAGCAAACAGAGCACGAGGCTCACGCTTAGCAATGTCAGCAACAAACTCCTTAGTCAGGCCGAGGGCCTTGGTGCGTACTTCAAGTTCAGAGACGTAATTATCGCCAAACTCGGAGACTAGACGGCTCTTAACCGTCTGGACATTGTTGGATACGACACGCTCCTGCTCTTTGGCCTGGAGTCGCTGTTCGATAACCCGCTCAATGTCATCTGAAGAGAGGTTCTTAGAAGCGGTCCCGTCTTGGCCGTTTTCACCGGGCTTTTGTGTACCCTGGTTAATCACGTTCCGGTCGGTGTTCGTGGTACTCATGCGGTCCATAAGTTCCTCTAGTTTAACCCGCGTATTTAATTCGCTACGGAGAGCGGCTTGCTCCCGCTGGAGACGTTCAATAAAGACGTCGCTGTGAGCCTTAGCTTTAGCAAGTTCGGCAGGATCTTTAAATTTCTTGCCTTCGCCTACGTATTCACTAAGGTAATCCTTGTTGGGGTCGATAAGGATTGGGCGTTCGCCGTTATCTTCGAAAATGCGTTCCTCATTCTGAGTCTCGCCTGTCGCACTAAAGAGGTCGTCTTCAGTAGCCATTCGTTTTGGTCTCCACGAATTGATTTAGAAAAATGAAAGCAGATCAAGGGTCTTCTTAATCTGTAGTCTTTGGCCACTAATGTGAGCCATAGTTAGTGCCCAGCTGGGGTCCTTGTCGGGAGCCTGGAGTTGGGCAGCGGAAAGAGAATTGTCCTCTTCCGTGAGTAGGTCTCGGAGACGTCCTAGTGCAGTAGTACTGTTACGGAGAACGTCTTCGAGGAGTTTTCGTTTATCAGAGTCTCGTTCAGCCTTGGTCCAGGCTGTAGCTAAGGCTTTACTCATTAAGCCACAGCCTCATCCATTGAGGAATCGTAGTCATCCTGAGCAATACCAGCAGGGGTCATAGATTCAACACTGACCTGTTCCTGATGGCTATTAGAAAGTCGCTGTGCGTCAGCTTGTTCGGACAACTGAATAAACGGTTCAACCAGTTTATAGTCTTCTAGGTTAAAGAGTTCTTCAATCATCTCGGAAATTTTAATACCTGAGAAGTGTACTTTAATTGTTGGGTCTTGACCCATCGGAGAATTAAAGAACTGTGTGAGATTTTGAATAATCTCAGCTTTCTCAGCAAAGTGGCGAGCGGCAAGAGGACGCATACGGCCTTGGCCAGTAATGTCTTGAGCATTAAGGGTAGAGAACATAGCTACCTTAAACTCGTCATTGAACGCCCGGATAGTAGTCTTACCCATCTTACGGCGAGCTAGTTCGAGCATTGCGTTCAGTAGCGGTTCTACAACCTGTTCCTCGAACTGAGCAATCTTAGATTGGAAGATACGGCCAGCAGCAGATTCAAGACGCTGCACTTCGTAAGCAGTCTTTTCCCCAGGAGAACGGATGCCCATGGCTTCCTTCGGAGAGCCAGCCATCTCTTCCATCTTCTGTTCGACGATGGCGATCTCAGTATTTACCTGAAGAGCTGAGGCATTGGGAGTCAGAAGTTCTACCTCACCATCGTCACCCATGTAAATACGTTCCATGGGGCCGTAGTTGAAGTCTTCGACATAACCCTTGATACGGATCGGCGGGAAAACCGTCAGATCCATCACGTCAGCCTTGAGGTTTTCAAGGTGGTCGATGCGGTACTGCATGCCTACGAGGTTATCAAGCGGGCCCATAGCCCACAAGTTATCCTGACGTACACGCCAACCAGCGTGGAAGATCGGAGCAATACCAAAGAACGAGTCATTAGGGCGACTAGAAAGAACTTTGTGACGGTCGACCACGGTAATGATGTGGTTTTCCAACAGAGTATCTGTTTCGCTGTCGTAAAGATCGCCGTAGAAGGTCAGAACTTCACAATAACCAGACTGGAGATAAGAGAAGTAGTTACCAAAGCCATCAACCTGGAGGTAGCTGTCTTTTTCAGCTAAGTCAAACGTCGGTTGATGCGTAGAAGTATTAGAGTTTGAGCGGTACCGGACTAGGTACTGGAAGATGTCTTCCACTTCCTTCATGTTCTCAGGACTCGTCTGAGACATCAACTGCTTCTTAAGTTCACCAAGGCTAATCAATGAACGAATAATTTTGGGAGAATTCTCAAAACTCTCAGCAATCGGATTAAAGACAATGTCAAGAGGAGAGATTCGACGCGGAACTGGGCCTACGTAACCAACCTGCTGCCTATCGCCAACGGTCTTTGTCTGATCTACAAAATCAACTGTAGCAAAGCAGTTGCCATAATCAATGTAGTCTAGGACAAGCTTAGAGACTTCGTTCTTGAAGTTGGAGCGATCAATTGACCATTCCATATACGATTCAATAACGTCACGCTTCTCTTTAGTATCAGAACCTTCTTCGGCACCTTCCCAGTACAGCCACTTTCTTTTGGGGAAGAGTGATGCAATGTAATTGGCGCTGAGGTTGTCTCGGATCTGGCACAGCTTCGGAATCGTGGTCTTGTTCTTCCACGGAAGCTGGGAGTTAGTAGTCTCAGTCGTATCGGTAGCAAAGACGTAGCGGCGGATCTCATTCCACTCGCTAATCTTAACCTGACGGAAGGACTGCCAATCCTGGTACTTACGGGCGATCTCGGTGCCAAGGTTGTCCGGGGCTAGACCCAGGGTCTCAATGTCGAGGGTTTTACCCGCCATTATCTAATTCCACCAAATCTAGAGGAGCCGAACGAGTTACCTTCCTGTTTATTCAGACTGACCTTGCTGGACGTCTGACGGGAAGGTGGGACGGCGATTTCAATAACAGAAGCCAAGGCATCCTTGACGTCATCGTGAGGAGGATTCTGCAGGACGAGCTCTTCTTCAAGAGTCTGACAGTTACCACCAGCGTAGTGCCATATCTGGCCGTTGGCGTAACGTGGCTGCAGTGCGGCTTCGATGCGCTCTTCCTTGTTACCCATGTGTCGATTAGGGCGGAAGGCTTCGATCGTAAGTGCAAGTCCGTGCTTACGGACGTAATTAGTCTTGAGGTCTTCGACGATAACTGCCTGAGCTACTGTGACTTCAGCTCGGAGTTTCCTGAAGTCCCACTTTTGGTGGAGGTACAGGATCTTATCAAAGTACTCGGAGATCAGCTTGGATCGGAATCTTTCGATGTCGAGGATGTAGTAATTGTGGACTGCATCAACGCCGACAACAACGATGGACGTGTAGTCAGCGGTTTTAGCAAGACTGAACGCGAAGTCGATACTTGCAAAGACATTGAGCCGCTTGCCTTTGTAGAACCACAAGCCGTTCTGACGCGTGAGGTGGTTGCGGTCGTAGTACTGAAAACTCTCCCGAGGAATCGACGCAGTCGACGAGTCATTGGGATTGTTGTAGTATTGCGCTCGGAATTGAGTCCGATCGAGGTACTGAGCACGCTTCTTAGCCAGAATTCGATCATCAAAACCAAACCACTTACCGTCGTTACGTTGCTGACGGGGCCACAGGAATTCACCTGAACCATCACCTCTGGACTCCACTTGATACTCTACTTTTTCGTAGAGAGGTTCGGAGTCAACGACTTCACCTTCGTCACTATAGATATCTACCTGCATCTCGACCATGTCATTATACAGGTCTCGTGGGTGATACCGTGTGCCTACGACCCACTCTTGGGCGTCTGCACCTTCGATAGACGAGAGGAGCGAGTACTGTTGCTTTGTCTTTTCGCGGCCTTCTTCGGTGTAGGCGTTCTCACGGACGACGACATCATCCAGAACAGCCACGTCACAATGAAGACCGGTAATAGAGGTAGTGAGACCAGCAGTGAAAATAGTTGGGTCACGGACAGCTTCAGCCTTGCGTTTGGGGTGATCGACAGAGATTTCGTACTCTGTCCACTTCTCGCGCTTGCCTTCGTCCGGGTGGATCATCTCTGGCCAGTAAAACCGGTAGATGTCGGAGGTCAGGATGTCCTTGATAAACTTGAGCTGCTTCGTAGCCAGGTTTGCCGTGGACGAGATGTATAGGATGCGAACCGCTGGATTACGGGTAACCCACCAGGCTACCCGATACGCTACGAGGGCTGACTTCTGGTGGTCACGGGGCATCAGGAGTAGCTGGTGGCTCTTCGCCTCTTCCCTACTCCACCACCGGATTACTTCCCGGTGGCAAGACCCAAGAACACGTCCTGGGTGGATGAGAGTAATGAACTTCTCAAGGTCAGCTTCAGCAGCTTCTCGGATAGCCTGCTTCTTATCGGCAGGATTCACCCTTGGATTACTTCATCGACTTCTTGGCAGCAGCCTTCTTAGCAGGGGCTTTCTTAGCCACAGCCTTCTTGGCCATAGGGGCGCCAGACTTCTTAGCGTAGGCATCAGCAGCCTTCATACCAGCTTCGTTGTAGGGGAACTTCTTCTTACCAACCATAGGCATTTGTAAATCCTTTTAAGCTTTGTAGCCCATCTTCTTGAGGGCAGTGAGGTAGATTGAATCTTTAGAGGCGGGAGTCATTGGAGTCATTTTCTCCCGCTTAGGAATTGCTGACTTATCTATTTTCTTTAAGTCAGGCTTAAAAGTATTTAACTTGTACCTCTTAGGTGGGCTTGCCATTTACTTACCCTTGAGTTTGTAAGGAGTCTTTGAAGCGGTAAAGTTCTGGAAGTTACCCTTGGCGTTTTTAGTGTAGGTGTATCCATTCTTTTGGTAAGATGTCACAGCACCCTTGCTCTTTTTGATGTCACCCTGCTCGCCAGTGTACGCCTGAGGTTGCGTAGAACCCTTTTTCATAGGAGGGGTACTAGACCTACCAGACTTGGTCAAGGAGGCGTCAGGAGCCCTCGGAGCAGGGGTCTTGGAGACCGGACGGGCAGGAAGCTTAGCAGGGGCCTTAGAGTCTAGGCGACTACCCTTGCGAGCGCTCGGAGGGGGGCTGTAGGGCGCCGCAGAAGCCTTAGCCTTGGGCGAAGCATTACGGTAGGGGATAATCGTGTCTTCGCCGTCCATGTTGGACTTGAGGCGAGAGCGAGGGAGTTTCTGGTAAATAGCCATCAGTTTACTTCCAATCGTTTTGAATCTTCGAGGAGTCTTCGGTCTGTGATGGCCATTTCGTCTGCGGCCTTCTTGACGTCTTCTTTTGAGGGACGTCCCCGTCCGTGGGGCTTACCGTCTTCCTTTTCCACCCATCCGCGATCGACCAGGAATTTGTTGGCAGCGAAAGCGTTCTTGGAGGAGGACTCGGCTTCGGCTCGGAGACCACGTAGGGCCCTGGCCTTGATTTTGAGGGAGAGCTCCTTACGCCACCTTTCTGCATACGGCTTGAACCATTCCGCAGAAGTCAGCATCTCCCAGTGCTCCCAGCCATCCAAGTACGTGTTAGAGAACTCGTACTCGGTCAAATCCTCCATCTCCATGTAAAGACGGTAGAGGGAGGGAAAGCCTTCGTGGTCCCAGTCCTTCAGGGAATAGACGACAGAAGACTTATCAGCCAAGGTAGTCTCAAAGAATAGACCTTTGAGGTAACGTCCGTTAGTGGAGTTACGGAACTTGGAGCGGTGCTCTGGGAGAGACAAAGAAATTACCTTAAGTTATACTTTAAGTATCAAGAGACTAAAAGGTAACTGCAGTCTATAGTCCAAGTTAGCCTTAAGGTGCTCTCCAACACTTGAGCTTAACCTCAGCTCATACATTAAGTATACCATACGTAAGCATGGAAGTCAAGAAGAAAATGTTGAAATGGAGGAATTTCTGCTAGAAAATCTCAAGGTGGTATTCATACTACAGGGTAAACCCCCAGCCCCCTCTATACCGGGGGAGTACAGGGGGTACTTACTGAGTGGATAGGCAGGGGTGTGTAGCACCTATAGCCTATGCCATTACGCTAACTCATTGATTATACACAATGTGTCCGCTTCGCAGTGGCTCCGACAACACACTGCCGATCCATACTCGGTTGCGGCGTCGGGTGGTGCCCACGATTCACCCACCTTTGGTGGGATCTCGTGGTCATTCCTTTGCACCAAGCTTGCCTTCGGCAAGTCCGTGCTGCAGGCTACCACAGGATTCACGGGCTAAAGCCCGATCTCCTGTGGTGACGTCCGACAAGCGGACATCGGGTCTGAGTGCGTTGACCGCTGCGGGCCAACGGGCCTCACGAGCGTCCGCTCCGCTACCTCTCGTTCGCCCGACTCACCTAGCCAAAGCCGCGTCGCTCCTTCGCTTCGCTTCGGATTTTCCTTAGACGGAAAATACGCTCCTAACTTTGGCTCTGCTGCGCAGACGGTTCGTTGCCCTCCGCTACGTAGTACATCACAACAGAATGCTGCTTGTGACGCCAGCGGCATCACCCAAACGCATCTGAGTAAAGACCCTTCGCTTCGCTACGGCGAGCTCCAGAGAAACAAGTAAAGTCAGCCAAAGGCTTTGCCTTCGTCTGACCAAACACAAAGTTCACTTTGGGTGAACTTTCTGTTTGCTTCTTTCTCTTCCGGTCTTGACTCAGACCGCGTCGCTCGAAGGAGCAGCCTTCGGCTGCACTCTTTTAGTTTGCCCTAACGTTCGTCGTCGTCCCTCCTCCTCACTCTCGCTCGGTCGCTCCCTTCGGTCGCTCGGTCGCTCCTACGGGCGTCGCTCCAAGCTTGCGTTTGCGTGAAGTATAATACGCGTCAGCAGCATTCCGTTGCTGATGTTTGCTAAAATGAATCGGAGTAAGAACATGATGATCAACATCACCAGCTACGGCGATCTTCCTATCATCGACGAGGAGTTCGACGAATACGGCTTCGATGCCTTAGACCTTCCGCCCCGTGCAGACGACGAGGAGGAAGCTATCTACCAACGCTGGGTAGACCTAGACGTTAAGCGCCAGATCGAAGAACGCCAGCGCTTGAGCTACAAGTTCGCGCGTCACTCAGCTCACGTCCAAGCTTCACTTGACAAGTTCTACATCACAAACGGAGGTAAATAAGATGGACGACTTCGACATCTTAGACGACTTCGATGACTTCGACGACGACTTCAAGGCTCAGCGTAACGAACGTCGGGCAGAGCAAACTGAAACAGAGGATGAGTAATATGGATACGTTCTTGACCTACAGCTTCTACGTCGTACTCGCAGTTGCAGCATACGTAGCCTTCTGGACCTTCTACTTCGATTGGACAGAGTAAATTGATAATCAACATCTTCGGCTTGGAAGTGGCTCGGCAAGAGCCTCACCAAGTCGGGGATGTTAAGTAACACATCCATCAACAAATCAGATACAGGATTAAAAACTATGACTCGCATTCTCGAAGCTATCTACAACACCGCACGTAACGATGAAACGAAGGTTCAGCTTGAAAGCACTGGTGGACACCTCACCGTTGCCATTGACAAGGGACACGACTCAATCGCTTCGACGTTCGCCGACTGGCTTGAACTCTCTGCCCGCATGGATGCCTACAACTCAGGCAAGACCGTCGTAGAGGCACGCACGAGCTACCCAGTGACCAACATCTGCAACCTCTGGCACAACCAACTCTACGGCAACCGTACGCTTGCTGAAGCGCAGCTTGAGGAACGCTTGGAGTTCCCGAACAACGCTTACTGCTCTTATCAGAACGTCAAGGTTCGTGAGCAGCAATACGACGCTGTAAAGAACGAAGAGGATGGGATGCAAGGCCCGAGTGCAGAAAAGGACACTGCGTTCTTGAACAAGGAAGAAGCAGTCCTGTGGAACGCTTACTGCCTCGCTAACTACCATGCAGCTTGCACACTCTTCGAAGAGATCTTCGCAACACCGTTTGTGTACAAGCCCTACGATCAGAAGCCTCGCACGATCGCAGGCTCTGCAAACGCCAAGCGCCTTGCTGAAGAACGTAAGGCACTCTTGGCTAAGCGTGCAGCTGGCACGGTTAAGTAACAACTATCAGGTGGTGGAGCTTGTGGCTACGGCTGCAAGCTTCACCGCCTTTTTTTTTGTGTTCGTGCTGGTGCCAAAACCTTCGTGATACCTAAAGGTATCCTCAGGTTTTGGCTTGCTCCATCACCGCTACAGCTTCCTTGTTCTCAGTTTGTACTTGGGATCGGCGTGGGCCCGATAGGCCATCCGGTCCTTCCTATCATAATATTAGGCTACTAATGGCTCTGCCAGCTTCCATTAGTAATCTAAGCTTGGAAGTCTCCACTCCCTTCGGTCGTTTCGAAAGGGAGAGTATCTGAGAAAGGTTCACAAAAGATTAAGCGTAACCCATCCTCAAGCCTCCAACCGAGTCATCCCGTGAGCGCTTAATGTCCATTGCGTATTACAGATTGTAATACAAAATGTACCAGCCAGTGCGGTCAGATCGCGTGTGAACTTGTCGGTGAAGCCTCTAATCTAACGTGATCCTGTCTTAGTCTAAAGCAACTAAGATCTAACAAATTCAAAGTCTTACGGAGATCTGTTAAATGATTGAATCAAGACGTTTCAACCACGATACACTGCCCCATCCACTGATTCCCATCAGTGCTATGACGGTACTTTTCTTGTCGATGTTTGGCATCATCCTGTTCTTTTGATGTTCAGATATCTTCTCAAATCACACAGCTTCCGGCGTACACCAGTACTCCTCAAACACACACTAGGTGCACGGAAGCTTGTGTCTGCGGGAGGTAGGTTCCAGCCTCAACTAGACTGGCTCAGAGACTTCTTCATGGCGTATCCCCCTGTCTACGCCGGAATTATGTCTAACCTACCTCCCAGCTATAGGCACCTGTCTAACTTCTGGTCATCTAACAAAAATGAACAGCGCGAGCTTCTACAGTCATGTGGTATCATGACACCAGAGTCTCACACTGACAACGCAACCCACTATATCGTCCGTCCCAATCGCCATTATGGAGGTGTTGACTATCGCATCGTAACTGACCCAACTGACTTCAATCCAGCTACACACTACGTAGCACCGGCATTCCCTAAGAAACGGGAGTACCGAGTAGTCTTTGTGTACGGCCACCCTCTGATTCTAATGCGTAAGAAACCAGGCCCCGATGTAGGCCTGTTTGACCCATGGAATCATGCCAACGGTTCGTACTTCCAAACAATATCGTCAATGGACCAGTGTCGTCTGGCCCAGGACACATCGTTCTTCTCGGACATTCAAAAGATCTGCGTCGTTCGTGACGCACACCTTGTAGCTGCTGACGTAATGTCGGACGGCAATCGCTACGCCGTAACCGAACTCAACTTCAGCCCGAGTATCACACTTCATGACAACCTCTTGAGGATTAAGAACCATGTTGAATCTGTGCAAAATCACTGATCCATCTATCAAACTTACGTCTGACGACATCAGTAAACTTTTAGACCCACGTCAAAGTCTCCATCTTGTCAACCGTTCTACAGTAACACCCCGTCAGTTCATTGACTGGGTCAAGGCTACTGTTACTGACGAGACTGTAGATACACATTTACTTTCTAAGTCTGACTACTACAACATCTTTGCCGACGCTAATGAAGCACGTAAATTCCACGGCTATCAACTGACTAAGCAGATCTTTACTAAGCATCCCAAATGGTTGACTGAGTTCTGCAGGATTGGCTTCAGTCACGACGGAAGTTTTCAGTTTGAGATCGGCAAACCAAAAATTGCTGAAAATCCTGAGGAACGCTTTAACTATACGTACAGTAACAGTCAATTTACGTACCTTGGTGCATCATCAAACCCGTATGCCGACAACTATTACTATACAGGCGATGTATCTATTTCTGATGAAAATCTAGCCAGTATTCATCAGATACTCGATGAACTTGAGGCTTCGTTCTCAGTCTTTCTTGACATGTCTCCTAACGTTGACGCACCTACTGAATCTGATCGTTTGTTCCGTTCAAGTTACCATACCCAGGTCTTGTCTACGTTGTACTCGTACTTGTGTGATCGCTCTATAATTAGTTATCGACACGCACACAGTGGGTATGACTCTATCCGACCAAGTACTGCTTTTACCCGTATGAACGCAATTCCAGATGATTTTCGATCTCGTATCCAATACAAGGTTGATTGGGCAGACGGACGTTTTCTCCTAGTGTACACCGAACCACGTCAACCTGCTACTCGTGACTACCTTGCCAACATCCTCAATTACAGTACCAACGTTCTTGACGTCTTGCCATTCAACATCCGTGGCAAGAAGGAACAAGTATCGCCGCTCTACGGTATCGAGCTCGAAGCTTGCTCCAACTACAGCCCTGCTACTGTCATTGCAGCCCAGCAGGAGTTGTTCTTCATCCTCAAGCAAGACGGTTCAATAAGTGGCGAGGGTCGCTACAAGTACGAGATGGTAACCGTACCTGCTACGTTCAAAGCACACAAGCGTCTCTGGGCTGAGTTCTTCAACAAGATCGACTACACCCAGTTCGATACGTCTAAGTCAACTGGCAATGGTATGCACGTACACATTGACCGTAATGCTTTCAAGGCCAAGGGTCACCTCAATCGGTTCACTTGGTTCTTCATCAACCCTGCCAATCTTGACTTGTTGTACGAGATGTCTGAACGCCCAAGCAAGAGCGACATGTTCCGCTGGGCCCCTGTTCCGACACTTCTCAACACCAAGATTGTTACTATGTTTGATACAGTACGTTCCAATCGTGGATGTCGTGGTGTTATCCACTTCAAGGGCCAGTCGACTGTCGAGATCCGACTGTTCAAGGGCGTCGTATCGTATGCTACTATCGTCAAGAACCTGGAGTTTGTCGACTCCATGTTCCACTTTACACAGGTCACATCATTGACCAACATTACGTTGCCCAACTACCTTGCCTGGCTAGCAAGTCAACCCAAGAATCGTTACACTATGGTTCGTGAGTTCTTGTCTCAACTCAAGAACATTGACCAACTCCTTCTGGGTAACGAGCTCAAAGAGTACCTGTTTACTGCCAACAAGCCTGAGGTAGTCTTGGAGAAGTTGCAGAAAGCCAAGTTCAAGGTTACTAACAAGCACCTTACGATCCTCAATCGTGAGCGTCGTAAGCGTACATTCATCCTTGACAAAGCTGGTCAGCTTCAACTTGCGTTCTCTAATGCGGGCAAACTAGCATCCCTCGACAAGGAACTGCAAGCCAAGATGACTCGCGGTTCTTCCACTATTTCGTTCAACCTTGTCTGACCTGGAGTATCAAATATGTGCGTCATTATCCACCGTATTCCCGGTCAGGATCTTCCGTTTGAGAAGCTAAAGTCTGCTTGCATTGTCAATCCTGATGGCTTTGGTGTACTCATTCCCGACCGTGGTAAGCTCGAGATGCGTCGTGTCTACGACGTCAACGGCAACGCAGCAGACAAACTTGCCAAGTTGTTCGAGGATGCCAAAGGTCTGGACGTCTACGCTCACCTCCGCTTCCGGACTAAGGGCCCCAAAGATCTAACCAATGTCCACCCCTTCACTGTCGTCAACAAAAAGACTGACGGCATTGACGTCCAGTTCATGCACAACGGTACACTCCCTGACTTCGGCAACGACATCGCATGTGACTCTCGTGCATTCACCTTCGAAATCGTCCGACCTCTCTATCGTATGGTAGCAGCCCAGGTAGGTACTGAGAAGGCTTTGTACGACCCACTGTTCGGCAAACTACTTACTAAATACGCTGGACCTAGCTCAATCTTTACTCTTGTTGACAGCTTTGGTAACAACCTTATCATCAACAAAAAGCAAGGCTTTAAGTTTGATTGGGGCTGGGCTTCTAACGAGTACTCATTCAGGCGTGACCATCGTGACTACGGATACTCTACATCGTACCGACAGTACAAAGCCAACAACTACAAGTCATCTGAATCAACGTCTTGGGTTATTGGAGAAAACGGTAGCTCTGAGGTAGATAAGGAGTTCAATGACGAACTCCCTTTCGACAACCCGACGACCAAGACCAAGACCAAAACTACGACGGCTTTACCCGAGGTAATGAACAAGACTGGTACCCCGGCTGCAATCATTAGCCGGTCTAATATGCCAGTTACATCTAACCGTCAGACATTCCTTGACGTGGCTGAGTTGCACGACCTCTCTGAGGTCACGAATCTGTCACGTGAGGACATTGAAGACCTCGTAGATGAGTATCCTGAGCATGCTTGCTTGCTGATCCAGGACCTTATCACAGAACTGTATGACCGTCAGCAGTCACTTAAGGAGGCAGCATGACTAGCTTTCACAAGTGGTTCAACGAGAAGGTAGAGGGTCATTACTATACCCCTGACATGCCTGATCTGTACCGCCAGGAGTCACACTTCCTGTTCATTGCAGACAATGTAATGACCGGAGAAGCCCGTCATCGCCTGCTTCAGCAAGAAGAAGATTTTATTTTTCATGGTCCGGCCTTTACAAAGGAAGCAACTTATGGTATCATGATTAGGTCTAGTACAGTTGAAGCTGCCAACCCCGTCTACTTTGAGGTTGGATCTAGACCTAATGCAGCCTTTGTCTACGGCGAACTCTATGAAGTTACCCCCGAGATCATATGTGAGCTCGATTACTACCAGGCTAACCGTCTAATTACTAACCGTAAGAAGGTTGACATTGTAACCAGAACTGGTGGTGTTGAAACACCTGCATGGATGTACTTAGCTGACACAGACTACTTCGTCGATCCCAAAGCTGCTGATCGACTGCAGCCTTACAATCAGCGTGAGTACTTGTGGAATGTACCAGTCATTGCCTGGAACAACACTATTTTTGTCAACTAACTGATTTCGTTCAAGGAATCCCACTTATGTCACGTTGCAGTATCTGTGACTATTCGCAATCAGCCCCTTCATTCTATAACGAAGGGCTACAGTACTACCAAAATAACAACCGAGTCGTATACGTAAAAGAACATGGAGACATCTGTGTGTCATGTCTTGACAGCATTAATAACATTAATGTCTTTGCTACAGCAATGAAGCAAGACAACACAGGTCTTGGCGTCTACGACATTGTCGATATTGAACCTTTAGATGAGGAGTTCCAGCCAGACATGTTCCCAGTCCAAGTACCTGATGATGACATCCAACAGTAAGCTGGTCAAGTCCCACCAACCTTGCGTCCGCTGCGATAGTTCTGATGCCTTGTCAATCTACGATGATGGTCACGGCTATTGCTTTGCCTGTAACTACTACTACAAGGATGCCACTGTATTGCTTGACCCAAATGTCCAACCCGAAGTCACCGCTGCTACGCCTGAGTTCGGGGACTTTACGTTCCAGTACGTCGAGTGCCGAGGTATCCGCACAGAGACGATGCAGTTCTTTGTCGTTCAGACGAAGGTCGACCCGGAGGGCAAACCCGTAGCCCACGGCTACACCTACCCCAACGGGGCAGTAAAGATCCGAGACCTGGAGACCAAGCAGTTCCGAGCCCAGGGTCCCATGTCCGACGCTACTCTCTTCGGCAAGGACAAGTTCCCTGCAGGTGGCAAGGCCATCGTCATCACCGAAGGTGAGCTCGATGCTATGTCTGCATGGCAGATGCTTGGGCGCCACACTGCCTGCGTGTCTGTCCGATCTGCTTCATCAGCCCGCAAGGATTGTGCGTCCGAGTACGAGTATCTCAACAGCTTCGAGAAGATCTACCTATGCCTTGACAACGACGAACCTGGTAACAAGGCATCACGTGAGATCGCGTCTCTATTCGACTTCAACAAAGTCTTCCAGATTCCTATGTCTTCATTCAAGGATGCCAACGGCTACCTTGAGGCTAACAAAGACACCGACTTCAAGACTGCTTACCTCAATGCCCAACGGTTCTTGCCTGAGGGTATCATCTCATCCAACGATGAGATCTTCTCAATCATCGACAGCGAAGAAACCAAGGCTACCGCATCGTATCCGTGGCCTCAAGTACAAGACATCTCCAAGGGTATCCGTATGGGCGAAGTCGTCCTGCTCACTGCCCTTGAGGGTGTCGGCAAGACTGAGATCTTCCGTGCTGTCGAGTACCACCTACTTCAAACCACCGACGCTAACATCGGTATCATCCACCTAGAGGAGTCCAAGTCACGTCTGATCAAGGGCCTTGTAGGCTACGATCTCAAGACCCCTGTTCACCTCGACAGTAATGTATCCAAGGAAGAAATCAAACATGGATGGGAACGAGTCACCAAACGAGATAATCGCGTACATATTTACAGCCACTTCGGATCAGACGATCCGGATGTTATCCTTGACGCGATCAGGTTTATGGCATCGGCGTGTGAATGCAAGTACATTTTCCTCGACCATATTACTATGCTCGTATCAGGACTGGACGATGGAGACGAGCGAAGGATTCTTGATTATATCTCAACCAAGCTGGCACACATGGTTGAAGAACAGGATTTCTGCCTCTTCCTCATCAGCCATGTCAACGACGACGGAAAGACTCGAGGCTCTCGTAACATCTCTAAGATTGCAGACCTGAGTATCCATCTTGACCGTGACCTAACCAAAGCTGACCCAGTAGAGCGTAACACTACAAACTTGATCGTACGTAAGAATAGGTTTGCTTCACAGACTGGTCCAGCAGGGCAGCTGTACTTCGATCCGTCTACCTACGTCATCAAAGAACGTGTAATGCCACCAGCTGGCTTGCCACCTGTGGAAACACCTCAACATGTGGAGAATTTCTAATGGCTAAGATTAAGATTACATGGCTCATTGATGAGCATGACTGTGAGACATGCGGTTACAGTTCTGCTAGTGGTGCCATCATCAACATTGGTGATGATGTTACCATCAAGATGGAACCTGTGGCCCATTGTTATGACGGGGTGAACTACTATACTGAGGAAGTGTACAACAGGATCTTGTCAGAGCTTGGGCATGTGGTGGAGGAAGTAGATGATTAAGCCAAACCCAGGTTCACCACAGGCAGTCAAGGAAGGCTGTCTGTGTCCTGTAATGGACAACCACAACGGCCAAGGAATGCCACACCCCGACGGTCCACGCTTCTGGATTCACGCTCACTGCCCACTACATGGGAGACCTAAATGAAATACTTTATTCTTGCGCTCGTGGTTCTCGCTCTCACCCTGTGGGTGAGTGAGAGCTCGATCCCCTCGACACAACAGTCAACCTGGTGGCTGAAAGAAGACTTCAATGAATGATGACATCTACAAGAAACTGTACGACTTTGACACATTCCACTCCGGTATGTGTCTATACGAAGAGTTACTTGAACGAAGGAGAGACGACAGTAAACGATACCTTCCTGTTTGGCTTGACAACTACTGGGATAACAACGGTACCAATGAAGTCCGAGATCGGTGTATCGAAGCTGCTTCTAAACTTACCCCACTCTGGGAAAGCATGAGTATTGAGTATCGCGAGAACAACGCCTTTGATTGGGAATTTATCCCAGATGTTGTCAAAGGACTTACCATGACCAACGGCAAGTTTGAATTACATAAACCAGCTGATGAGGTGTGATGTTCGTAGTTATTGACATTGAGACTGACGATCTCAACGCTAAGCACATCTGGTGCATCGTCTGTCAGGACGTTGCCACGGGTGAGCAAGTGGTGTTCCACAAGCCTACCGAGGACAAGGCTGCTGCTGAGGCGTTCCTATCATATATTTCTAAAGCTACGGCTCTTATCGGTCACAACGTCATTGGCTTTGACATCCCTGTGCTACACCGTCTGCTAGGCATGCCGTACAACCCAAAGGCTGTCATCGACACGCTAGTCGTCTCGCAGCTTCTCAACTACAACATCCCTGGTGGTCACTCTCTTGATGCCTGGGGTGAGCGTCTCAAGCTACCCAAGACTAAGTTCTCCGACTTCTCCAAGTACTCCGAGGAGATGGTTTCATACTGCAAGCAAGACGTCCGAGTCTCTACTCAGCTGTTCAAGACGTTCAAGCCTTATATCGAGTCTGATGCTTGGCGTAAGTCTCTACGCCTTGAGCATGACATTGCCTGGCTCTGCGGTGACCTTACGGCTACTGGCTTTGGCTTCGATT